GAGTTTGCCTTTTTGCAATTCCTCTGGTAGTTTGTTGTCCATCTGAAGTTGCCATCCAGCACCCTCAACAACTGTAATCACTCTATCATTTCTATCACGATGCCAGATTAGTTCATCTTCAGATACATCCTCTGAAAAGGTTCTAATCTTACAATCTCCCTCTAGTTCGTCCTCATAAGGATTTACCAAAAGAAGTTGCCTCCACCCGATAGACCAAGTTGCTTAGCATACCGTGGCAAGTTGCACGCCCAGTATCCAGCTTTGGTTTTGTCTGTCTTGTTTGCACAATCATGTCTTGCAGCAAACGACTTTCTTGCTTCCTTGTCATCCAACTTTACTTTTAGTCCAGTTGTATCACCCCAAGAAACTTTCTTGACATTACCTGTTGATGGGTCTTTGACATATACATAGTACTTCTTAGACCCGCCGACTTTTGGTTTATTTAGTTCTACATCTTTTCCTTTATACTCTGATTCCATCATAGGACAATCTAGTGGAACAGGATTACCATCATACATGGCATATTCACCAATGTCACCCTCTAGTAGTTCTTTATCAAAACCAGTAGGATTGAGTTCCCCATTTACATAGAGGCGTCTTTTTTCTTGAAAGAACTTATAGTATGATTCAGAACCCACACGATACTGGTTAGATTCGATTAGACTTGAATCTTCACATTCGTTACAACAATCTGGAGTACCACAGGAAAGGTGTTCCTTGAATGAGAATACTGGTTGCTTGGGAGTCATTTTCTGTCTCATTTCTCTACTTGCGTCTGTTCCGACTTCACGAGGGTCTTGTTTATCTTCCTTCTGACCCTTTGCTTGTTTCCACAAATCTGCATCAGCAGTAGTTCTTGTCTTACCGCCAGTAAGGAATGAGTTCACTCTTGCGAATGCCCACTGTTGTGGAGTTGTGCCAGGGCGATGTCCTGTCTTCCATGCAGCCATTCCTCTGTCATACACCTTCTTTAGAATACCGTATGATACACCAGACTTTTCTGCTTTATTAACAAGTCCTTCAATCTTCTCATCCAACTGAAACTCTTCTTTAGCAACACAGTTCGGCACCATTTTGCCATTCTTCTTTTTCATACCAACTTGTTTGTGGGTATCCCAACATGGGTCATCCTCACCAAACATCTGTTTGAATTTCTTTGTACTCTTAGATGGTTTTGTCTCTGCATCATGGTCGCCGGGCGCAGGGCCAGACTTACCTTTTGCAAAGTGTGCCGCACGTTTCTGCTTAGTGGACTTAGACATGGTATCACCTTCAGCATCTTTTGCATAATACTTTGCTGGTTCAGTACCTTTTCTGTCCTTGATATCTTTATCTTGTTTGACTTCGTACAACCACTTCTTATGTGTAGTACCATCTTGTTCTGCAAATACTAGATAGTTAGTTCCTCTACGAATAACTTGTCCAGACACACCAGTGTAGTTGTCTGTAACAGTATCACCTATAGCATATAACTTATTTTCTATATACAAATCACGAACAACATCTTCTCCAGTCATTACATTAGTTCTAGGAACAAATGATTCACGAATACCCATGTACTTGCGAACATCTTTGAATAGAGACATTGCCTGTTTGAATGTACTTGGAACTCCAAGTTTGAATGTATCGAAATCATTTGCAGATGCAGAAGCTCTCATCTTAGATGCAGACATTCCTGTCACACCTTCTGCGTCTGGGTCACGCTCACCAGCAGAGATTACTTCGATGTTGTCAAAACCATAATATCCATGTTTTGCTTCAACACCATTATACTTGTTCAGTAGACCTTCAAACTCTGCAACTCTATCTGAACCGACAACCATTATGATTGATTTGTGTCCTTTGTTGTGTAGTGATACTGCAATCTCAAATACATTTCTTGCCTTATCCACAACAATAGTTTTAGCGTGTTTTGGGAACATCTTCTTCATGTATGCAACTTTCTTTGCATATGGAAGTGGGTCTTTCTTTGCGTTTTCAGAGTGAGATGCGAATACATAGTATGGTGCGCCGACATTCTTCTTTGCCTGTGCTGCGACTGCATCTAGTAATTTCTCATGTCCTGTAGTTGGGGGATTGAATCTACCAAATGTAAATACACAGGTATCTCCTCTTGCCTCAACTAATTCTGAAAACTTTTTCATTTTTCTGCCTTTGCCTTCTTTGCTAGTGATAATCGAACCAGTTCTGCCTTCTTCAATTTCGGCATCATCTTCTTTGCAATCTTCTTAACTGCGCCTGCTTTGGTCTTCATAATCTTATCATCAATTATCTGTCTTTGTTGCAGAGATAAGTTTGCATATGCATCAGCATCCATACCAGCAAACTTCTTGATGATTAATGTTTTTGCCGCTTTGTTTGCACGTTGTTGTATCTTTGCATCTGGAGCTTTCTTCATTCTTGCTCTTGCAATCTTTGCTTGTACTGCTGGGTTTTTCATCATCTTCTTCATGCGAATACCCATTTTTCTTCTTTGTTGAACGGTCATAATTTTACGTTCATATAAATCTTGCATTAGTTCGTCAAATGTAATCATTTATCCCACGCCTTTATTGCAGTAAAGTTGTTAAAACTAAATTCCATTCTATCTACGAGTTTCACTGCATCTCCTGATACTCTATCAATTGCAACGTAACCCTCTGGGTTAGTCACCTTAAAACCATTAGCAGTCTTAATAAAGGTATCAGTTAAACCCTTTACACTATTTAGTTTCTTTACAACTCCCATCTTTGCATCAACCAAATGTCCTTGGAAGGCAATGATGTTCTCTAAATTCTTTGTATGTTTCTTTACTTCACGCACCAGTTCTTTCTGAATTGTCTGATACTTCTCTTTACCCTTAACACTCTTTGCCTTATCAATCTGTTTCTGAATAGACATTTCAACCCACTTAGTATATCCTACTGCATGAGCTTTAGGGTTAGTAATCTTTGCACCTTCACGAACCTTACTATTGTTGTAAGTCTTCAGTGATGCACCAGCAAGAGCTCCTGTCATACTGTCTTGTAGTTTTAAGAACTTACCCAACATAGCAGAATTAATCTTTTGGAATGTAGAACCAGCAGATGATAGGGATGCAGTAACTATTGCAGTTTCAGCAGAAGTCATTGTTGCCTTACCTGATACATCTTTATAGGTTGCATCATCCATCCATACAGATGTTGAGTTCTTTAGTCCTTTAATGTTTGCACCAAACGATGCTTTCATATCTTGTAACGCATCGCCAGTATATGTCGTATGCCATACAATACCAATCTTTGCAGAATTAATCTGTTTACCAATGTCTGATGTGGGGTCTACTGCATATACGATTGTGTTAGGTTGAAATGTGATGAATGACTTACCATCAATTTTCTCGTTACCTTTATCTTCTGACGTAAACATCAAGTCACCTTGAAGAACGCCTGTAATACCCAATTTAGAAAACTCTTCCAGTGCAATCTTGAACTTGGTGTTCAATGCACCAGACAATCCATCTTCATCAATCTCTGCGGCAGTCTTGTATAACTTAGGTGTTGCATTAAATACAGACTTCTTTGCAACAAAGAACTTACCATCTTCTGGGTCAACACCAGCAAAGATTGCAGGCGCACCATCCCATTTGACAGTCATGTTTACAGATGAACGTGCCTCACCAGCAAGCATATCTCTCAGAGAACGAACAAAGTTGATTGCAGCCCTACCACCAGTGATACCAAAGTTGAGAATTTCATCTTCGATATGTTCTAGGTGTAGGTTCTTGCCACCTTTGTCTTCTGTTAGATATGAATTAAAGTTTATCATTATAGTGTTCCACTATATTGCATTTTGAGTTGAAGGTATTGTCCTAATCTTCCTTGACCAGATGTGCCCTTTTCTGGACGAACTCCAGAATCAGACCTTATGGTCATCTTCAATGTTTTCTTATCTTTAGGAGTGTGTATATCAATTAAATACTCTTGTACAGAATTGTTATTCAGATATGCATGAAAGTTAGTTGTAAAAGGAATCATATCAACAATATCGTCACCCTTTTCTTCAGCAGTAGTTCCCACTGCTTTTACCATAACCAAAGGTACTTCATCATTCTTGCGTTGAAGATTAAAGGTTTCTTTAACCCAAGAAATAAATGATTTATTATCTAATTTATTTAATTCTTTGCAAAACTCTTCCCTAGCAACAACTAACATTTCTTTATATAAATCGTCAGCAGCTGAGGTTGCATTGACGTAATGGTCTACATATAAACGAGTAACTTCTTTATTCTTAATAAAGTTATTCTTATCTGCAACATCATTGAT